AATCATTATCTTTTCTTTGCAATCTTACTTCACTAATACCATCTTCAAATTCTTCTTTAGAAGCTGTAAAAATATCATACCAAAAAGTTCCTGTAGTTTTACCAAATTGATATAGTTCTATTTTATCTTGATAAACATACAAATCATAATTGTGATAGGTAGTAACTTGTACACTATCTACATCCTTTTTAAACATAGTTGATGATTCTTGCTTAATTCTTACAACATTGCCATCTTCGTCTAATTTAATTTTATTCCTAATATCTGCTGATACAATATTTGTAATATAGGCTTGCATTTGAGGTACCGTCATATCAAATTCAACATTACCAGCTTGTTCATTATATATACTTGTAATTATAGAAGTAATTATACCTAATGTTTTTACTTTTACAGGAGCAGTAATCCATATTGGAATAGAAAAAGACAATGAGGCGATATCAATATCATCTCCTGTAGATGATCCAGTAACTTGATTTGAATAGCTAATGCTATCTAAATTCACAATTGTTAAACTGGTCCAATCTATAAAATTATCACTTTTTTGTATTTCTAAAGTCGGATTAAACAAAACCAACAATTGTTCTAAAACTTGTAACTTTTGATCGGTATTCGTTGTCCATATATCTAAATTAATCCGTAATATATATGGAGTAGGCATCAGTCTTTCAACAGTATAATTTTTTCCTCTTGTTGCTAAGTATTCGTTCTTTACAGGATCAAATTGTCGCTCAGTAACATTGATTTTACTTACAAAACTGTAATCAGAAGTTCTAGATCTATCTTGTTCAAGTCCAGTTATATAAACCGACATTCTCGGAGCACTTGGAAATTTATTTTCAGAATTGTCATTTAAAATAGACGCAACTTCTTTTGAAAGATTTCCATACAATACTGGAATTCGTCTTAATTCTCCGTCTACATCTCTGATATTAAAATTACTAAAAAGTCTTATAGCTTGGGTTACGTATTTTCTAACTTGCCCATCATAAAAATATTGCATAATTTATTCTCAAGGATTATCTACTTTAGGCCGTAATGCTTCATTTATTCCTTGGCGTTCTTCAATAATCTCGCCATCAATAACTGTTTGGTTTTTGTTATTTATAAATGAAGTTACTAGGGTATTTCTTTCATCGGTGTTAGTTAGAGTATGTCTAACCGCATCCTCTATTTTACGCCATCGTGTTCCATCAAATCTAAACAATCTGTTTGGAATAAAATCAGTTCGTAAAAAATAATCTCCAGCTTCATTAAGTTCTGGAAATGCATCTCCGAACCCAAAAATTTCACCATTTGGGGGTATCCCATCTCCTAATAGATAACCTACATAACCTGTTCTTTCAGGTGTTTGCATAATTCTATCAGCTAGTTCTCCCGAACTTGCATCAAGTGTAGTACTATCCACAGTAACTATCTCTACATTACCTAACGCATCTCTTTGAATAGACCAAAAATGCCGTGTTTCGAATCCACTTTTATGTGCATCGTATTCTGCTTGGGCAATAATTGCATCATTTACTGCTATTTCTTTTTCGTAATTAGACATTAAGTCGCGTAAAGAACCTTCTGCAGGAACATCTTCGTCTACAGGTAAAGTAAAAATATCATTGTATTCTTGACTATCAAATATTTGTCTACATTTTAATCTGTATAAATGTGGATACCATGTTGGACTATATCCTTCTGACGCTCTACTAACTTCTTCAACAACGTAATACTTTTTCAAAGCAGTATTTAAATCATTCAGCGCATATTCGTCTCTTAGGTGAGGTAATTCTAATACATCACCAGCAATCAGCTTTCTTCCAATAGTTTTTACTGTGCTTCTAATATGGATTGTAATAAAAATAGTATCATTATTTAAAAAAAGTCCAAATTGAGTTAGATTAAAATCAATATCCTGTACATTATAAATACCTCTAAACGTATAGATGTCTGGTTCGTATTTTTTATCTCTATTTTCTAAAAATAATAAATCTTGTATACTTACACTTGCAGGATCAAAAATATCTGCACCTCCAGGTGTTGCCGGTGTTACAGCATCTCCTTCAGGCGTTTTAGGTCCTAAATATTTGTGTACATTTATATCAGTTCCACCAATAGTAAACATTTCAAATATTCTTGCATCTATAAATTCAAAGTCTTTACCTTTTTCAGGTTTATATAAAGAAAGTCTTGGCATATGTATATTTAGTTAAAGATAAATATTAAAGGAGATATTATAATGGCAGGAAATACAACAAAAAAACAAGATGTTTTTACTTACATTCATACAATGTTAGGCGGTGGAATGATAGATGTTGAGTTAGATCCTCAACATTACGAAACGGCTTTATCTAAAGCATTATCACGATTTAGGCAAAGATCTGAAAATAGTATCGAAAAAGGATATTTTTTTATGCCAACAATAATTGATCAAAACGCATATGTACTACCTCCAGAAATTGTGGAAGTGAAAAAAATTTTTAGAAGAAGTATAGGTTCACGAACTGGTGGCGGTGATGGTGGAAGTTTATACGAACCTTTCAATTTAGCTTATACAAATACATATTTGTTAGCTAGTTCTAATTTAGGTGGTCTTGCAACTTATGATATGTTTTCGCAGTATCAAGAGTTAGTAGGTAGAATGTTTGGATCCTTCATAGAATTTAATTGGAGTAGAACAACACACACTATAACAATTCTACAAAGACCGCAAGCAGAAGAAACATTACTTTTAGAATGTTACAATTATAGACCAGATGAACAATTACTCGACGATTATATGGCAAAAAATTGGATTAGAGATTATTCATTAGCTTTGTGTAAAATGATGCTAGGCGAAGCTAGATCTAAGTTTGCAACAATAGCTGGTCCACAAGGTGGAGGACAATTAAACGGAGATACTCTTAAAAATGAAGCACAACAAGAAATGGAAAAATTAGAGCAAGAAATTGCAACTGCTATTCCTGGAGGTTCAGGATACGGTTTTATTATTGGATAAATTCAAAAATCAGGTAATAAATCACCTTGCTTCCATTTAACTCCTTCGCGTTGCAGTATACGTTGACAATTTGCACAAATTGTTTTTAAATTTGTAATTCTACAATTATCTAAATTACCATCAATGTGATAAACATTAAATTGCTCTGCATATGTACTCTGAAATCTACATTTTTCGCAGAATTTTTTCTTTTCATAACCGGCTAATTTCCATTTTGGAATTCCTACACCTGTTTGATTATATTTCAAACAAATTTCACATTTTTTCCTATAGTAAATTTTACCATTTTTTTTATAATTTACAGCCGCAGGTCGCTGACGGCAAATGCACAATGGTCTCATAAATTTATTTATGTCACCTTTTACGCCCCTTTTTCATGCAGTTCTAACAATATTTTTTTCAACAAAATACATAAATACTTGTAGAAAAGACATATATTAACATGAGGAGTTCTTGAAATGGCTTTATTATCACCAGGAGTTCAAGTAAGCGTTGTAGATGAAAGTTTTTATGTACCAGCAGAGCCAGGTACACTTCCTATGATTTTCATTGCTACAGCTGAAAATAAATTAAATGGGGCAGGTTCAGGTACTGCCGAGGGTACACTATCTGCAAATGCCGGAGTGCCATATCTTATTACATCTCAAAGAGATTTAGTAGATACATTTGGCGATCCGATATTTAAGGTAGACAACAATAACACACCTATCCATGGAAGTGAATTAAATGAGTATGGACTACAGGCTGCTTATTCATTTTTAGGAGTTTCTAATCGAGCATTTGTGACTAGAGCAAACATTGATTTAAATCAGCTCGAGCCTAAAATTTCTGCACCAGGAGAAGACCCAACAGATGGATCATATTGGTTAGATTCAAGCAAAACAGTTTACGGAATACAAGAATGGAATAGTGATGCAATTATTGCAGGAGGACAAGTATTTACAAATAAAGTTCCAACAATAATTACTGATCCTAATGATGTTGATTCTGACAACAATCCGAAAAATGCGATAGGATCAGTTGGTTCTTATGCTGTAGTTAATACAACAACTTTAATTAAAGTATATTATAGATCAGCAGCAGGATGGCATCAAGTAGGAAGCGAAGCGTGGAGAAAAAGTTGGCCAACAATTACTTCGGGAAATGTCAATGTACCTTTAACAGAAGCAGGACAATTTGTCATAGATGGAGCCGCTATACAATTACAAAATGGCGATACACTTGCTTCATTAAGAGATGGAATAAATGGATTAAATTTAGCTTACCTATCAGCAGACACAGCTAATGGTAGATTGAACATTTATACAAATGGAACAAGTCCTATTGTAATTACAGGAGATGCAGCAATATTAACAGCTTATGCAATTGATGCAGATAGTTATTATCCTCCTACTGTTCATGTAGGACCACATACTTCAATACCAACGTTTAAACAATCAGATATTAATCCAAGACCAACTGGATCGATATGGTTAAAAACATCTACACCAAATTCAGGAGCAAAATTTGTTGTAAATAAATGGTTAGATGATCTTGGTAGTTGGGAAACAACAAATCCAAATGTTTACAGTTCATTCGTAGCAGCATTATATTACATGGATAAAGCAGGCGGAGGATCTAATCTACTAACTGGCGAATTATTTGTTCATTCAAATACAGGTTATGATGATCCTGCATTAGCAAATTTTAAGATTTATAGAAGATGGAATATTGGTCAAACTACGATTACATCTAAGGCAGTAACAGCAGGAACATTGCCTGCTCAATTATATACTTTTACTATAATGTCAAGCCAAGCCGCAAATATCAATATGACAGCAGCTATACCTGTCAATGTAACAACTCAAGGAGATGCAGGAGATTCTTTACTTGTTGCGGAAGCTATTAATAACTCTGCTATACCTAACGTAGAAGCTTCAGTAGACGCAAATAACAAAGTTGTAATTAAACATCAACTAGGTGGCGAGATGCAACTAGAAGATACAACTGGATCTTTATTAACATTACTTGGCCTAACTCCTGCTTTAGAAGGCAACCTTTCTTATGTAGAAAATTCAAACGATACACAATTGAGGGCAAGTTTATGGCGACCATTAACATATGATGCAAGTGATTCACCTATTATTAATAGTTATAGAAATGGTGTACTTTGGTATAATGCAGTTGTAGATGATGTAGACATATTAGTCCACAATGGAAGTGCGTTTG